TACAACATCAGAACATAATTTCGTTATACGACAGAAAACTTCAAGAAACTCTTGAGACGATGGATGTCTATTTGGGTTCTTTAAAAGTTTCACCACAAGTAAATTATAAAATTGCCAGCACATTCTCCAATCATTCGCATGATGATATATGCAATTTTCTAATTGATAATTATAATGTAGATGTTTCCATCATAGTTAATACCGACACACAGTCAGTATTCTTCAAAAGATCGGATATATGTAAATTACCCATGTATAAACTAGCAGAAACTCTGTGTGGTGGTGGTGGAAATGATGTCGTAGCTGGGGGAAAGATAACCGAGAAGTTTATGGATTTTACAAAAATTTTAAATAAAATATGACAGCTGACGAAGATAGCTTTGAATCTAAAGAAACAGAACACAATTTTTTGTGTTTTTGTAGTTTTTTGTGTATAATAAATGGGAAGAAATTAAATCTACCCAATATATTTCTTGAAGTACTGAAAAACGCAAATTACAAAATCATATTAAAAGATCTTTTATCGATTGATAATGATTTTGAATTGTTTAAATTTTTTATAACATACGATCCGTCCATATCAAAAAGTAAATACATTTCCAAATTTCTTAATTCAAAAGAAGGTAAAAAACTAAAAAAGGATGATTACAGAATTTGAGAAGTTCATTTATAATGAACATCTAAAGATATCAAGGTCTTCTAAAAACAAACCATTCAGATTCAGACAAAATTTCGATGATATCGAAGATTCGACAAAAGTTTATTTGAAAAAATTATCGGCATTTTTCAATAAATTCAAAAATATAAAACCATCAGATTTTTTTACTGCTCCTTATAAATTGTACGACGATGTGCAATATTTTGGACTAGAATTTTTTTGTACACAAAAAGCAATAAAGTCATATACAATACATATCAAAGGTTTGATGTCTGCTGATCCGGATGATATTGATATGTTAAAAAGGATAGCAGATGGTTTGATTTTCATTAAAAATTTTCTAAAAGATAATAATCTGAAATTATCGGATTATACATCATATATGAACGATACACTTCCTTGGTTTATCGTTCACATGAAGGAAAGTGTTTTTCCTTTTTACATTCTATATGAATTACCATCATTCGACAAAAAATTTCGAGAAATCGACAAAGATATCTTGCAATTCATGTTTGGTGATAGTATATTCGCCACTATAGATCTTTTTCGTACTAAATATTTTGCTTCAAAAAAGGCAAAAATTTTAATACAAAAAGGCTTGCAAAAAATCCAAAATTAATCTATTAATAATATCATATGTTTACATCATCAATGTTCCAGTCAATTAAAGATGCGTTACAAAAAACGGATTCGTCGTCATCGTCTTCGGCAATCTATAATGAAGTGTTGAAGTTTAAAGCAGGGAATACTTACGTACTACGACTAATTCCAAATGTTAAAAAGTTGGAAGACACTTTTTTCCATCACTATGTCCATGGTTGGACCAGTTTCTCCAATGGTCAATATATGTCTGCATTGTCTTTGCAGACATATAACAAACGAGATCCAATCGCAGAAAATCGTTATCGTCTTCTAAAACTCGGCAGTGATGAAGATAAAAAGAAGGCTGAAACTGTAAAACGTCAAGAATATTGGGCTGTTAATGTATATGTTGTGGATGATCCAGTAAATCCAGAAAACAACGGTAAGATCAAAATTCTGCGTTCTGGTAGGCAACTGCATAAGATTATTAACTCTGCTATGGATGGAGAAGATGCAGAAGAATTTGGTTCTCGTATATTTGAATTTGAGAATGCTGGATGTAATCTAAAAGTAAAGGCAGAAAAGCAGGGAGAATATACAGTATATACTGCTAGTAGGTTCACATCACCAATGGATCTTGGTCTCAGTAAAGAAAAAGTACAGAGTATTTTTGATGGTATTCATGATCTGAAACTATTGAATCCTGCCAAGAGTGAAGAACAGCTTCAAGAAATGTGGGATACTCATTTCCTCTGCAAGACAACTGAAGGATCTGGTTCTTCCAAATCAGAAAAACCTGTAGAAAAGCAGACGGAATCTAAAGTAGATAAATCAGAAACAACAACATCGGAAATTTCAGAACAAATCAATAATAATGTAATTGATGACGAAACTGTATCTGAACTATTGAAAGGTCTTGATCTAGACGTATAAAATGAATAATCCTTCACCAGAAGAATCTAATGGAAATAATCCACAAGATTATGATCCACTTGGAGGTATCTCATCACCAGATGAGCTTAAGAATATTTTGATCGGTTTTATGGGTCAAACATACACTGAAGTTTCCAAGTTTGATAAACATTTAGTGTCGCCTAATGTAACATTAAGACCAAAATCTGCGGAGTTTCACAATATTGCAGAGAAGTTGCTGTCTGAAGCAAATCAGATATATGGCAAAAATAATACACAGACCAAAAATAACGTAAATGAAAATCATGTTGTGAAAGTCAATATCCCAGTACCGAGATTTGATTTAAAACCATCAAATTTTACAGTAGCAATACCAGATCAAAATTTAAATCCATATGATCCAAATCAAATGGAGTTCAATTTCGATAGAAGTGCAACTGCTGAATCTATACAAAAAAAATTGGACGATATAATGTTGAAATTGTGTGCAATACAAGATAGACTAGACAAGTTAAATCCAAAACCTAGTGAATACTGAACTGAAAATAAATAACTTAACGTCATTTACTTCTAAGTTCCTATCCCCCATCTCACGGATGGGGGATATGTCTATAGTGACGATAGACAAAAATGGAGCTACATCACTCAATAAAACAATTGATAATAGCATCATACTCTATGCTAAAACAGTTGATGTTGAGTATAGTAATGATGGACCTATCAAACTCAACATTCCCGATATCAAGAAATTGATTAGAGCATTGGATTGTTTGCAGACTCCATCACCAACAATTGATTTGATATTAAATCGGAATAGTATAGAATACAAATCGTCAAGCACGAAATTCAAATTCCATTTAATAGAAGATGGAATTATAGTTCCACCAAATATTAATATCCAGAAGATAGAATCATTTGAATATGACACTACATTTGATTTAAGTGTTCATAGTTTCAATTCTATATTGAAGAGCAGTACATTCCTTACAGATAGTAATAAAATATACATATCAACAGAAAATGGTGCTGTATATGCAGAATTAACTGATAAGAGCAAATCAAATACTGATTCTTATAAATCGGCAATTAGTACTGGATATGAAGGATCTGAAATTCAAAAGGAAATACCATTTTCATTTGATCTGTTTAGATCTTGTTCTTTATTAAAGACTGAAAGTATTAAGGTCTCTATTAATACAGCAAGATCTATTATTGCTTTTGATATTTCTGATGGTAACTATAAATTGAAATATATCTCCACTGGATTGGTATGTTGAACAAACGACAACAGAATAAAATCAAAACACCCGGATACTTTATAAAAAGAATTCGGGATTGTGGATTTTGTGTTCTTAGGATTTTCAACAGATATGGAATTCATGATCCGAGAAGATGGACGGTTTTAATCGATCCCGGTGGTCATTCTATCTTTGTTACATGTTATAGTAACAAAGATTTTAACAACGAAATATTATTTGAATTTAATTGTAGTGGTGATATTTTTCCCAAAAATTATTCATTAAAAACTGAATCAATTGAAGTGATTGTGCAGTTATTAATAGATAAAGGTGTTCAACCCATGTCAAAAAATAGTGAATATTATCATGAACGGGAAATCAAAAATGCAAAATGATGATCCAGAAAATTTAAAACCAAAGAAAAAGAAACCAAAAACATCTTCTGAAATTCCATTTGATGTGGAGGAATTGAGGAGCATTTTGAAAAATGCTTTGACTAATCACATAGAAGATAAGAAGGTAAATACAAAATTGGAAATTGATGCCATGGTATCTACTATGGAAGAATTTCTAAAATCATTTATTGTTATTGGTTATGATTTTAGTGGAGAACCAATATTTATTGTGAATGCTAAAACACAATTGGAAGCTGATGCGTTATCTAACTCATTAGCTAGAATTTTTCATAGTGGCGGAAATTTCTGACGAAAATGTTTTTCAAAAATAAACATCCATCTGTTGGATATGCATATGGTGTATTGACTGGTGCATATGTAGGTGAAATGTTGGTTTGTGTAGAATACGATAAAGATGTCTGTAAATTCATATCAATACCAAAAAACATAAATAGGGAAGTACCTAGAGAAAAATTTGATTTCGGTTTAAATTCCAAAATAGTAGAACCAGTGGAAAAATTACCCAAAGGAGTTTTTAAAATTCTCGAAAAACAATATAAATACAATCTTAACAATAATTTATAATAAATAACTTTATATGGACATCGTAAGACCCGTACAAATCACATCACCAATTAGCGGACAACCAGTCATCCCACGCATCACAGAAAGACGTATGGGTGATAAAATCGTAGTAGAGGCAATGTGGATTGATCCCGCATCAGGAACCTTTATCAGAAAAGGTGTAGTGAAGATTTTGGATGCTCAGACAAGAGAAGATATCACACACAATAATTAACTTGAGATCGGACGTGATATCTGATAGAGTTGATACGTGATTATAGTCCCAGAGGATTATCTAGCAGTTAAATTCTTTCAATTCGTAGGGAACCCTATTAAAAATAGGTATAACAATACCTATCAGGGTTCTTGTCCTATTTGTAGGGAAGGTAAATCATGGCTTAAAAAAAGAAGATTCTTTTACATACCCGATAAAAAATTATTATATTGCCATAATTGTGGATGGAGTGGAGGTCCGGTAAAGTGGTTAAAAACAATTACGGGTATGTCGTTTGATGAGATTAAAGAAGATATAGAATCTTCAAATATCGACATTATTCCAGATAATGATGAGTTTATTTCTGATGAGAAAGAAGTAACCGATACCCTACCAAAGGATTGTATAAATCTCAAAGATGAAATACAAATTTCCTTTTACAAGGAAAATTATTATGTCAAATTGGCATTAGATTTTATACATAAAAGAAAATTGGATATTGCTATAAATGCACCTGATGCGTTTTATATTTCTTTGGATGATAAAGTCCATAGAAATAGATTGATCATACCATTTTATGATGAATATAATAAAATCGCACATTATCAATCTAGATCTTTGATATCAAATGATGTCAAACCCAGATATATGTCGAAATTGAATAATGAAAAAACCATATTCAATATTAATAAATTAGATTCTTCATTTAATACATATTTCATTTTTGAAGGTCCGTTGAATTCATGTTTTTGTAAAAATGGTATTGCTGTTGCGGGAATCCAAGAAAGTTCGAAACAAAAATTCACAAATAGACAGCAAGAACAAATCAATCAGATTATGATTGATAATAGAATATGGGTATTGGATTCGCAATGGATGGATTCTGCCGCAAATAAAAAAAGTAAAATCCTTTTAGAACAAGGAGAAACCATTTTTATTTGGCCTGAAAATATAGGAACCAAATTTAAAGATTTCAATGATTTGGTAATAGCGGCGAATATAAATCAGATATCACCTTCATTCATACAAAAGCATTCACACAAAGGTATGAAGGGTCTGATGCTTCTTGGTATGATCAAAAAATAACGCTCCATATCAGGGATATGGAGCGTTTTCTTCGACACGGGTAGCGAAATGTGTCTGCGAAATTTAAATTAAATTTGAGATTGTGTTTGATCTTCGGTATCTTCCTGATCAAAAATATATTGATATTTATTTTCTATTTTTTCAAGTTCTTTGAGAAGATCTTCAAAATCCGAAGCAACGTCCAATTCACCTTGTTGTTCTGCAATTTTTTTTGCTTCTTCAATTTCTCCCACCAACGATGGTAAATTAAGAACATTAATTTTACCGGAAGATTGCACTCCATACATATGTGTATTTTGTCCACTAATGTATTCTTTGAAATGAAAAATAGCTGTCATGGCATTACTACCATCTGGTAATTCATCCATTAAACGAATTATATGACCATGATTTTCAGTATATATTTTAGCGTAAGCTTCTGATAAAAGTTGCAAATCTTTATTTCTCATAATTATTATTTATATTTCGTTTATCAATTCTCCTTTATCATTTAAAATTAAAATAATATGATCATATCCATTATCTTTTGATGCTTGTTGTTTAATTAAATTTTTTTCCTTTTCAAATTGAAAAGTATATGTAGATTTAATTTCAATTAATAAGTTTAATTTTTTTATATAAAAATCGGGATAATATAATCGTTTTTTATTTTCAAAAATATAAGGTATTTTTGGTATAACATTCTCATCTGATGTTATTTCATTTATATTAACATCTTGAAAAGTTTTTAAAATATATCTAATACCCTTTTCTTCATATCCCTGTAGATTATCAAATAAGACACCTTCTATTATAGCATTTTTATATCTAGAAGCAGATCTACATGTTTTTTTATAAATATCCGGAACTTGCTGTGGGTTACAAACCCCGTATTTTTCAAACATAGTATTTTTTCTGATGTCTTTTACTTTTTTGGAAGACAATGCGACATCTAAAGTTCTTATCGCGATATTATTCTCCAATAAGACATTTTTAACTGTTCTTGAATTTACATTATATTTTTTTGCTATGAAAAATACAGAATCTCCGTTTTCATACATTAATATAATATCATCAACATCTTTTTGATTTTTGAATTTACACTTACCTTTTTTATATTTTTCGTTATATTCTTTTAAATTCCTAGCTTCTTTTCTATTTCTTAATTTTACTTCGTTTTTAATTAAAATTGTTTTTATACTAGTTTCGGATGTTTTAAATTTTTTGGACAGTTCCAAAATTGAAAAATTTGTAAGATAAAGATGAATTATCTCACTTTCTTTATTTTGTAAATTTTTAACAGTTGTACGATATTTTATTAAATGCGAATTTTGCATTAAAATATTTAATCAACTGCTTTATAAAATCGAGCCAAAATCTAATAGGTGTGACAAAAAGTCACACGAATTTATATTTTGGATCTTTTGCTGATGCCAAATATCCCTTTAACATTTCGTTAAGAGATTTGATTTCCATAGCTACGCGAGCAATTTTCTTTGTTTCTGCTACACGCATTTTATCAAAAAGAGTGTCTGGCACTGCTTTACTGAGTTTGCTCTGGATTGATCCATTTTCAACACCATTTAGAAATTCACCAAAGTCTTCTAATTTTAGAATCCAT